AGCCGCACTGGAACTCAAGCGTGCCGAGCTAAAAGCCAAAAACCTGGAAATAGACCTGCTCTCGGCTGCGGCAAACAAAGAAACTACATCTGTGCAGCTCGCTAACTTACGTGCGGCTGTTGACGCAGGTAGAGCCGCAGTACGTATTGCATCTGATAACTTACGCTTCACGAAAGCGATCGGCGACCAGCAGCTTCGAGCAGCCGAAGCTACGTACAATGCCGCCGTTCAGGCAGCAAAACTCAAAGCGCAAACCGCTGGTGCAGCCGCTCAAGCAGAGCGCTTTGCAAGTGCGATGGCTTCTGCAGGCGGCGGACGAAAGCTGCAAGTAGGCGATGTCGTGGCGCGGGCTTCTGATGTCCCGCAAGGACCGAATTACGGTTTCAAACCTGTGCAGGGCGGTTACGAAATCACGCGTGTTCCTGCACAAGGAGCGTTTGCCGTTGGCGGTTATGTAAATAGACCCACCCGCGCTCTTATCGGTGAAGCGGGACCGGAATACATCATTCCCCGCAAAAAAGTATCCGGTTTCGTCGAAAACTGGTTAAACGGTAAACGTGGCGATTCTGCTGTACCAAGCATGTTGGATACTCGCCAGTCCAGCATGAGCGCGGAACGCTCCGGTGCTTCTGGAGCAGCTACCGCAACCGCTCCTATCAACATCCAAACCGGCCCGGTTGTCCAAATGGACGGAAAACGCTACGTGTCCGTAGAAGACATGGAACAAGCACTCTTTTCTCTGTCTAGAACTATGTTAAACAGTAACCGTTCCGCCGGCACGCGCCGCTACACCGGAGTCCGCTGATGACAAACCGCAGTCAATCTTTTTACCTGCGCGTTTTTTCTGGTGCGACCGACTTCCAGCGTTGGCAGTCCTACTACGTCAACGACACAATCACCTTCGATAGTAAAACCTGGGATTACCACCCGTTCACAGTGGATGCCTTTACGGGCGGCAGCACTCCAGGTGAACGCTTCACCTTGCAAGTGCCAGCCACTAACCAAGCCGTCGAGACGTTCACCTACGCCTTGGGCTTGAACTGGTTGTGCGAAGTCAAAATGTACGAGTTCAACACGCTTGCCACTCAAACCGGACCATCAGGCAGCCAAGTGCTGATCGCCTCAGTCTTTGGCGAGGTGGTTGAGGTGCGCGGCGGGTTTACTTCGCTGTCGGTAACCTTAGGATCAGGACTGGCACCCGTTGGAGCGCAAGCCCCACCCCGCACGTACACCACGGCACTGGTCGGCACCCCGCTACGGATATGAGCCAAATCCGAATCACAGAACCACTTTTTGTCTCTCGCGCTCAAAGCGAGGCTGCAGGCACACCGCTACAAGATGCCGCTGCAGCTGGATCCACTTCTCTAGACACCGAACAACAAGCTGTTGAGCTGGGCGAGCCAGTACCGATTGTTTTCTGCCGCCGGGTTAGCGACGTCGGTGGTGCGCTTGCCAGCCCCAAAGCGACAGAAGGCGGCTACAGCAACAACGCCATCACCAATGAACTTACGGTCAATCTTGAACTGGTGCTTAGCGAGGGAGAGCTGCCCCTGCTGCAAATCCGCGACGTATTTCAGCGTGCCTGCCGCGTTGGTACATGGGCGCAAGCGTACGACGCCCGTGCTGGTACATGGGATCCCGGAAACCTAACAACAATCGTCGCTGGTAAAACGCCCTGGAACTGCCCCTATTACTGCGGCACCAGCGGAAGCTACGACAACATGACGATGTTGAGCTATACAAATACCCATGCCGACGCTGACGACACCTGGAACAAACAGGTTCACGTCTTTGTACGTGAGGGGATGCAGGTTACACGCATCATTGATAGCACGCTCGGATCCAGCAACAACTTCATTGACTTGGTTCTGTATTTAATCGCGCAAACAAATCGTGTGCCTAGCACGCTGATTGATTCAGCAGCAATGCTGACTGCCGCACAGTTTACCGATACCAACGGGTTTTTCTTTAACGGCATCGTACAAGAATCCATCAATCTAGAAGAGTGGTTGTATAACACCAGCTCTGGATTTTTGCTGCGCTTCTGCGACCGCGCCGGTAAAAAGATCCTGAAGCCACGGCTACCAATCAACGAAGATTTCACGATCAAAACCACGGCAATCACCGCCGAATACCAGTTCAGCGAAAACGACCTCCTGCCTAACGGGTTTGAAATTGATTACGTACCACTGGAGCAGCGCTTGCCTGCGTGCATCTTGGTGCTGTGGCGCCAGCAACCTGATGATGACATCGGCATCATTCGTACCACAGAAGTGCGTTTTGATGGCGAGGCGTTGTCTGGTCCGTACGAGCAGTACGACCTCAGCGAATACTGCGCTTCTGAAAATCACGCCGTCAAGATTGGCACCTACTACGCCGCACGCCGTAAGTACATCACCCATAGCCTGCGCATCCAAGTGCGCCCTGGTGCCTTCAATAGCACGCTGGAACTAGGCGACATTGTGCGCGTTCAGCTGGCACGCGAAACAGACGTTACCGATTATGCGATACACGACTATTACTACGAAGTTGACCGCATCAGCAAAGCAACCAGCGGTGTTGTCAGCCTTGACCTAACGCACTTCCCGATTGACGAGCAAAACCGCAGTCTTGTTGCGATCCAGGTTGCTGCTGCTGTTGGTGCGGGCTACACGATGCCGACTGGACGCACAGACTTTTCTTGCGATATTGACGGCCGCCGCACGAACACTGGATCAATCTCGAACACACCAGATCCGTTCCCGCCGATCTTGCCTGACCCCGATAATTTCGAGTACGACATTCCTGACGCAAACATTACGTCAGATACAACCCCTATACGATTTGGTCCTGATAACGCGCAAATCCCTGGAACGCGCAACGATATTTACGGCAACATCGGCGGTAGCAGCCCATCAGGTAGCACTACAAATCCAGAAGATCCTGTTGATGGTGCAGCGCCGGATATTACTGGTGCCACAGGCGATTTCGGGCGTCCGCTTAATGGCGACGATCTAGAGACTGCTCCTCCTTGCCCAGACGGCAAAGTCACTTGGTACAAACGACCCAAGGACGGTGGCGAGCGTACTCAACTCCAAGAAGATACGCTCACTGGTAACAATACGAGCACCTATACAGTACAAACAAGCGACATTGATTACACGATTGAAGCCGATTCCCGCTGCCCCGACCCAAGTTCGCCCGACGGTTACGGATCTCCTTATACGCAAACAACTGGTCCAGTCGAAGCAAACTACAACTTCTATAATTACGTCCGCTGGACTGGAACGCTTAATAGACACGGATTCCCGTCAACAGCAGTTACATCGCCTTGGCTGTCTATAGTCGGAAACCGCGCTGCAACAATCGGACCTGTATGGGGCTGTGCTTTATTTGGCGTACCTCTTGAGAGTGACAATGGCACGACTTGTCCCGCTGTTGGGCCTATTAACTGGCGTGCTACATCAATAACAGTAGGCAAATATACTAACCCCACAGGTAGTTATGCAATCGGT